AAGATTTAAAGAAAGAAAGAGATAGAAAAAAAACATTAACACTACAAAAAGAGAAAGAATTAAAAGAAAAAATAAAATTAATAGAAGAAGAAAAAAAATTAAAGGATATGCATAATTTATTAGAATCTTATTTAACAAAATTAAGAGTTTTATATGACAAAAAACGTCAAATAGATGAAAAAGATAGTGATTCAAACCTAAATATTAGGAAAATAAATAGAGAGGTGTATGACATAACTAACGAAAATAAATATATAAATGCATACAATAAAATTAATTCAAGTAAATATTCTGAAATTATATCACAACTAGAAGATATAAAAAATAAAATAAACGAGCTATATAAAAAAGATGCTGTTACAAGTAAGCAAGTACAAAATAAACTGGTAACAACTCAATTAGTACATGAACCATTATCGGTTACTAGTTTTATAGAAAGTTTAAAACAGTGTATATTAAACAAATCTGGAGGTCCTTCAGCTTTAAGTATTGGCCGATTTAATTTATTACAATTTGAGTTAACAGCTAAAGATCAGTATAAAGATGGAACTAAATATTTTATTTTAAAATTTAACCCAGCTGCATTTCATATTGATCCCAAAAATGTAGAGGCACATTTAACTATTGTTGATAATGATGATTCAGATACACAAGGTACACATATAAGTATTAAAACATTAGATACACATGGTAATCCAAAAGAAGAATATAGAAAATATAGAAATTTAAACGTGAACCATTCAAATGTGTTGTGGCCGAGAAGATTAGTTCCAGGTATGAATCGAAATGATTATAATGCTATAGTAGCATTAATGAGAGCAGTAAATGAATGTTTAGCATCAGGTAAAGAGTTAGATACAGAAAGAATAGAGGTTTTTAATATGGCTTATGGTAAAAAGAAAAAACTAATAAAAAAGGAAAAACTAACAAAAAAGAAAAGAAAACTATATAGAAAAAAATAGAAACTTTGATTTAAATTTTAATAATATATATTTATATATGATAATATTTACATATATATTTTCATCTGTTTTTATACCGTTGATTACTTTGAACATTAATAGAAGAAATCTTATTCAAAGTGCTGTAACTTCTTCATTAATTCATTATATGCCAGATAATAATTATAATAATTATAATGATAATGATAATGAAAATAATGCATTTATTAGATCTCTTAATAATGATATATATTATTCAGGTAGTATAACAGATGAAACTATATTTGGATTGACTTCAAGTATTATAAATTTACAAAATGAAAATCAATATAATGAAATAAATTTACATATTCAAAGTAGTGGTGGTTCATTATTACCCACATTAGGTTTAGTTGATTTAATACGAATTTCAGATATACCAATCAATACTATTGTAATGGGCTATGCTGCAAGTTCTGCATCACTTATATCTGTAGTTGGTAGACAAAGATTTATAAATAAATATGGGGTTATTTTAATTCATCAATTAAAAATGGGTGTTGAATTTTCTAAATATAATGAAATTAAGGACCAATATGAAAATGCATATACTTTAATGAATATTATAAAACAAATTTATTTAGAAAATACGAGACTAACAGAAAAACAGCTAGATAGTTTATTATCACATGATTATTGGTTAAATTCAACTATATGCAAAGATTGTGGACTAATTGATATAATAATATAAAATTACAAAAATAAAATTGATTTAAAAATTTTTATATAATTAAATGTATTATATAAAAATGACAGATACAAAAATTCAAGAAGTTGTAGCAGTTATTGATCGTTCTGGATCAATGATAGGCAAAGAAGATGATACTCTAGGTGGTATCAATTCAACATTTGAAGTTCTTAAGCAAGAGAAAGATGAAAATACGAATATCAAGGTTTCAGTAAAGCTTTTTGATCATGAACAAAAACTGTTGTTTAGGTCTATTGATTTAGAAGAAGTTAGAAATATTACACGAGAGCAATATCATCCACGAGGTCAAACAGCTCTTTTAGATGCAATGGGAGATACTCTAAGTTATTTTATGGAGAAAAAGTTAATGGATCCTAATGCGTATGATAGTTGTGTAATTTATGTTGTAACAGACGGTATGGAAAATAATAGCAAGAATTATACATATGATAAAATCAAGAAACTAGTTGAACAAGCAGAGACAGTTTATAATATTAAGATTCTTTATCTAGGAGCAAATCAGGATGCAATTCAAGAAGCGAGTAAGTATGGTATTAATCCAAATCAAGCAATGAACTATAGTGAAACTACTGATACAGTTGATGCTGCATACAGAGCTTGTGCATCAGTTACTCGTAGGGTTTCAACAACAGGTGATGCATCATTTCTAAAAGCAGAACGTATTGCTTCTTCATCTGCATCTGAACCTCGTCGATCAACAACAATGCCCCCCAGAGTAACAAGACAAATTAATGATCTAGAACAAACCCAACGTGTAGAGTTTCTTCTACCTTCTAGACAGCGATCTTTCAGGCAATAAAAACAAAAAATAAAAATAAAAAATATTTATAAAAATTGAATTAAAAATAAATTAATATATTTTTTTATATATAATATGCAGATCTTTGTAAAAACACTAACTGGTAAAACTGTCACTTTAGAAGTTGAACCAAGTGATTCGATTGAAAATATCAAAGCTAAAATTCAAGATAAAGAAGGTATTCCACCAGATCAACAGCGTCTTATTTTTGCGGGCAAACAATTAGAAGATGGTAGAACATTATCTGATTACAATATTCAAAAAGAGTCAACACTTCATTTAGTTCTTCGTCTAAGAGGAGGATTTTAAAATAAATAACTATAAGTAGATTAATTAAATAATAATTTTTTTTTGTAAATTATTATTTAATGATTTTAAATAATAATTTTATTAGTTGCATTGAGTGGGATTTGAACCCACGCGACCGAAGTCATGCGAACTTGAGTCGCACCCCTTAGACCACTCGGGCATCAATGCAAAAACAAAAATAAAAAATAACAGAGACCGGAATAAAACCACTCTGTTATATACATACAGCAATTAAATTTTAAATTATTTTTTTATATTATTTAAAATTATTTTATTAAATAAATTATCTATAAAATATTTAAAATGAATCATATTATTGCTTATGATCGTGGTGGCTTATATTATTGTAGACTATGCGGTTTACATTGCAAAGTAAAATATAGTAAAGCAGATGTAGGCATAGCTGATTTTGAGGTTGCATTTAGAGATAGAAGAATTTATGAAGAAAAAATAAATAATTATACATGTGATAATTCGATTAATTATGAAAATATTGATGTAAATCAAGATTTACCATATGATTGTTATCCAAGAATGCGAGACAAATTAATTGATTAAATTTTTAATTTATCTAATAAATTATTGTTGTAAATTAAATTGCCTGATGGTTTATAATTCTTAATATCATTAAATTGAGTAGTTTTTTTATTTTTACTATTCTGATTTTGATTTTCAAATACAAAAGTTTTATTGTCTAATTTATTATAACTTTCATTATCTTGATTATCTTGATTATTGTTATTAGTAATAATATTACCATATTCATCTAAAACATTTCCTGTTTTTTTTTTAATTTCATTACGCACATATGTAGGTATCCAATTTTTCCAACTAATAAATAGTAAGTTGGGATGTATATAATTAACAACAAAACCATTTTCCCGAAGTTTTTCTATTATAAAAATGGTACAATCGCGATGATCATATTTTGGTATTCCTAACATAACTTCGGGTACTATATACCAGCAACATTGATCATTAATTAATTGTTTGGAAACATATTTTATTTTGTTGTGTACTCTGATTAAAATTTTATTATAATTATTTAAAACATTTAAATCTTGAGTTTGTTTTTTTTGAAATAATTCATCCATATTGAGTTTGACAGAATTATCTTCATTATCAAATTTATCATGAAATTTATAAAATGGATCCATAATATATAATATATAATTAAATATTTAATAAAAAAATTTTTTTTGTATTAAAAATATAATTTATAAATATTTATAAATATTTATAAATATGGTTATAAATCATTTAGTATTATCAGGCGGTGGAGTAGTAGGATTAGTAGAATATGGTGTTTTAAAACAATTAAGTAAATCAAATATTATTAATTATAAAAATATTAAATCAGTTTATGCTACATCTGTTGGAAGTTATATTGGTTTAATTTATTTATTGAATTATAAATGGGAATGGATGGATGATTTTTTAATTAAAAGACAATTAGATAAACTAGTTACTGATAAGTTAAGTTTGTATGATTTTTTTTTTAAAAAAGGTATAGTAGATGAAGACTTAATTATTAAAATAATTAAACCACTACTTTTAGGTAAAGATTTAGATGAAAATACTACTTTGAAACAATTTTATGATATAAATAAAATAAAATTTAATATTTATGTTTCTAATATGTCTCTTTTTAAAAAAGAGGTTTTCAACTATATAACAACACCCGATATACCTATTATTAAAGCTATTACAATATCAATGTCGGTACCTATATTATTTCAGCCAAATTATTATAATAATAATTTATATTTAGATGGTGGAATATTTGTAAATACACCATTAAATGAATGTTATTTGAATGAAAATTGTGATAAAAATAATATTTTGGTATTGTTTAATGATACTAGATTTTGTATAGATTTATCTAATAGTTATTATTTAAAAAATAATTATGATTTTTCATCTGAAAAAAAAACTATTCAAGATATTTCTAATAATTTTAATATATTAGACTATGTATTAATGTTAATAAAAATACTTTTTGGTAAAATTTCAAATTTTGAAAATGAAAATACAATGACAATAGATAATGTTATTCATATTGCTTTACAACCATCAACAATTGATATAAATTATTGGAATTATGCTTTAAAAAATGAATCAGAAAGAATATATTTAATTGATTTAGGTATGAAACAAGCCAATAATTTTATTAATAAAAAATCAAATTATATACTAGATGATAAAATAATTTCAAGTATTGACTTTGATTTAAATTTAGATATAAGTAATACTATAAGTAATATTATAATTGATAATAGTAATATTATAATTGATAATAGTGATATAAAAATTAATTGATTCTTACAATATTATCACTATTACCTTCTTCTATATCGTGATTAACAAAAGTTTTTAAAAATTCTACTAATCGTTTTTTATCTGGTTTAGCATCATATGTATATACTTCACCTTTATATATTAATTTGATACTAGGGTAAGCTTCTATATTATATTTATTTGCTAATTCTTCATCTTTATCACAGTCTATTTTATTTAATGTTATTGTAAAATTATTTATTTTATTTACTTTATTAACATAATCATTAAATTTATTCCACTCTGGCATAGCTGATTTACAATAAGGACACCATTCTGTAAAAAATAATATTATAATTACATCATTAGATGTATCATTTTTTCTATTAGTATATTCTCTATTTAAAACATGTTTACTGAAAAATGGTGCAATAAATTTATTATAAATAAAATATGTAACTATAGTTAAAACAATAGTTAAAAAAATTGCGTAAATTAAATATAATTTATTATTTAAAACATTATTATAAGTCATAGCAACATTATTTTTAAAATAATTTAAATATTTTAATAAAATATTCAACATTTATTATATATTAATTTAATATTATTTTTAACTTAGAAATAACATAATATTTTTTTTCTCATTATATATTAATGCCTACAAAAAAAAATAAAAAAATTTATACGTTAAACGATTATAAAAATGGAGATGGAATGTTAACAGCTGTATGGGGTCCAAGTTTATGGCATTATTTACATATAATGAGTTTTAATTATCCTGTTGAACCAACAAATCAAGATAAAATAAATTACAGACAATTTATTTTAAATTTACAAAATGTTTTACCATGTAAATATTGTAGAATCAATTTAAAAAATAATTTTAAAGCTCATCCATTAAAAATGTGCCATATGAAAAATAGAGATAGTTTTTCGCGTTATATTTTCAAATTACATGAAATAATTAATAAAATGTTAAATAAAAATTCAAATTTGAAATATTGTGATGTAAGAGAAAGATATGAACATTTTAGATCTAGATGTGTTTTAGAAAAACCAAAAATATTTAAATTTAATAAAACAAAAAAAAAAGAAAAAGGATGTACAGAACCGTTATATGGTAAAAAAGCCAAATGTATTATTAAAATTGTTCCACAAGAAAATAAATGTAAAACTTTGCAAATTGATAAAAAATGTTTAAAACATAAAAAATATTTTATTTATATATAAATGAGATTAAATAGTAAAAAAGTGGTTTTAGCAAAAACAAAAACAAAAAAAAAAGCGAATGTTTCTAAAAAGTCTAAAAGTAGAAATAGAAATAGAAATAGAAATAAAAATAAATCAAAACATTTCTTAAAATCATTTATAAATTTTTTTAAATTTACAAAAAAAAATAAAATAAAAGGAGGATGAGGAGGGCCTATAGAATCAGAACCAAACTAATTTAGATAATTTCATATTTAATAAAATAATACTTTATATGATTTTTTATAGAGAAAATATATTGAAATATATTCTATAAAATTGAGCAAAAAGTATATAAATAATAAATAATAATTAGTAAGTTATTACTATTTATTATTAAATAAAATAATTTCAATTTACATTCCAAATGTACTAAAATCTGATAATACTGGTCTCGGTAAAAATGCATTTGATTTACCCATTTCATAATTAGGTACTTTTTTACATTCAAAACTTGATTCAGGGCATCTTTGTGGAACAGGACAAGGTGGACAACTATCATTGCCATTGCCATTGCCATTACCATTATTATTACCATTACCATTACTATTACCATTACTATTACCATTACCATTACCATTACCATTACCATTACCATTACCATTACCATTACCATTACCATTACCATTACCATTACCATTACCATTACCATTACCATTACCATTACCATTACCATTACCATT